ATTTACATATGAGGCGACAGGAGAACCTTTCCAAGTTTCCTCAGGTGCAACGCATCCAGTTTGTGCAGAAGCAGTAACACCATTCCAAGCGCTAGCTTATAAAGAAGTACTACCAGCAGGTGGGCCGGTCAGAACACAGATAGTCGGTAAACAAACTCCACAAAGAGAAGACCAAGCAACTCGAGTTAAAGAATTTATGAACTATCAGATTATGGTTAACATGAAAGAGTATGAGCCAGAGTTTGATCAGATGTTATTTAACTTACCGCTAGCAGGTTCGACATTTAAAAAAGTTTATTACGATTCAATTCTACAACGTTGCGTATCTAAGTTTGTACCAGCAGAAGATTTGTTTGTACCGTATTCTGCAACTAGCCTAGAAGACGCTGACTGCATTATCCATCAGATTAAAATGACAGGTAATGACTTAGTCAAGCTACAGTTGTCAGGGTTCTATTCTGACGTTGAGCTAGAAGAAAGTTCGTATGATCCAAGTGATGTTAAAAAAGAAAAAGATGAACTACAAGGCGTGTCATCAAACGCTGACGAAGTTTACACATTGCTAGAGTGTCATGCTGATTTAGAGATACCAGGGTTTGAAGACATCAACCCAGAAACACAAGAAGCAACTGGTCTTAAAGTTCCTTACATCATAACTGTTGATGAAGGTTCTGGTAAAGTGCTTTCTGTGCGACGTAACTATTCTGCACAAGATCCAAATCGTAAACGTAAAGATTATTTTGTGCATTTCAAATTTCTACCAGGATTAGGCTTTTATGGATTCGGTTTAATTCACATGATCGGCGGGCTTTCTAGAACTGCCACAGCCGCACTAAGACAACTCTTAGATGCCGGCACCTTGTCAAATTTACCTTCCGGATTCAAACAAAGAGGCATCCGTGTCAGAGACGAAGCTCAACCGTTGCAGCCGGGTGAATTCCGAGACGTTGATGCTCCTGGTGGAAACCTTAGAGACGCATTCATGCCATTACCATTTAAAGAGCCATCACAAACGTTGTTAAGTTTGATGGGTGTAGTAGTTCAGGGCGCTCAGCGTTTTGCAAGTATTGCAGACATGCAAGTTGGTGACGGTAATCAAAGTGCAGCAGTTGGTACGACAGTTGCATTACTAGAGCGTGGCTCTAGAGTGATGAGTGCAATTCACAAACGTTTATACCAAGCAATGAAATGTGAGTTCATGTTATTGGCTGATTGTTTTGTAACTTACCTACCACCTGAATATCCGTTTGAAGTTGTAGGTGGTGAGAAAAAGATTTTTGCAAAAGACTTTGATCAGCAGGTTGACATTATACCAATCGCAGATCCAAACATCTTTTCGCAAACACAAAGAATTAGTATTGCACAAACACAACTACAAATGGCAATGTCTAATCCTAAGATGCACAACATGTATCAAGCTTATCGTGATATGTACGAAGCGTTGGAAGTTAAGAATATTGATTCTTTATTACCTCCACCGAAAAAACCAAAACCAAGTGACCCTGCAACGGAAAACATAATGGCGTTATCTGGTAAAAAGTTTCAAGCGTTTCCAAACCAAGATCACCAAGCACACATTGCATCACATTTAAGTTTTATGGGCACTATGTCAGTAAGAACTAACCCTGCAGCTATGATGTCTTTACAAAAAAACTGTCTAGAACACATTGGATTAATGGCACAAGAGCAAGTTCAACTAGAATTTAAAGAAGAAATGCAAAAAATGAAGCAAATGGGACAGCAAATGCAACAAATGGGAGCTCAAGCACAGCAAATGGGCCAAGATCCACGTCAAAATCCTCAATTTATGCAAATGCAACAAGAAATGAAGCAAACAACAGAGATGTTAGAGTCTAGAAAAGCGGTTTTAGTCGCTGAAAGCATGGCTGAGTACGCTGAACAAGAGAAAAAAGTGTTAAATCAGCTAGATTCGGACCCATTATTGCGTTTAAAAGCTGAAGAAAACCAAATTAAGGCGGCAGAACAGCAAAGAAAAGAAGAAAATGACGAAACTAGAGCAAATCTTGACATGATGAAGATGATGCAAGCTAGAGAAATCGATCAAACTAAGATTGAAGAAAATGACAAGCATCAGAAGCTTAGAGCGGCTGTATCTTTGGCTAAATCTGGTATTTCCAGCATAGACAAGCAAAGAATGGGACTAAAAAATGGGAGTAAATAATTTATTTAAATCTAAAAAACAAGAAGACCAACTTTATGGAATTAAAGACAACTTAGTTTCAGGAATTCCACGAGAATACGGTCGTGGAGAACACCATGTTAAACTTGCTTATATAACACCAGAAGAAGCATCCATATTAAAAAAATTAGACCTGTATGACAGTAATCCTCCGCACGACGGACCAAAAGGAATACCTAATTATAATGATGGGTTGGGCGGTGCACCTGGTCAGGGAGATGCTGAAGCGGGAGGTAATCCAGGCGGAACGGCTGGTGACGCGGCTGCTCATGGAAATGCATCAAGTACTAGTTCTGGAGTAGTAGGTAGTGAGTCTGGACCAGTAACTTCAAGCACCGGTGTAGTGACAGCTCCCGGTGTTGTAGAAAATGCACATAATCAAAATATGAGAGCGCGAGCAAGAGCTTTAAATGCAGCAGCTTTAGCTAACATAAATGCAAACCCTAACTTAGGCATGGGTGATTACAACCCAAGTCCTTTTGGAATTAGTGCTGGGCTTACACCAACAGACGGTTTAAGTTTTGGTGAAAGTCTTGGTTATTCAGGTGCACAACTTGGAGACGCATTAGGTAATATTTCTCCTTCTGCAATAATGGGTGGACTTGTGGGTCTTGCAACAGGTATTCCTGGTCTTGGTTTTATAACTGGTTTATTTGATCGGGAAGACACGAGAGCACCAGATGCTATTGATACTACAGAAAAAAGTTTATTCGACAGGTTTGGTGATTTAGATTTTAGTGATTTTCAACTAAGTGATATTTTTGGCCCTGCCCAACCTACAGTTGAACAAGGTGGGAATCGTATACCTACTGTAGCAAGCGGTACGACTATTGACGCGGACGACGCAGAAAAACAAGCCTTAATTGATGATTTAATTTCTCGTGGTTTTACAGAGGAGTTAGCTCAAAGAATAGTAGATTCAGGAAAATACTTTGCAAGTTACGATGAATAATGATAACTTTTCGCTAATTTAACATCAGGGAGGAAACTATGTTAGACGATCTAAAATGGAAAGCCGAAGAATGGTGGAACGGAACCACTAAGAAAACAAAAATTATAATTGCTGTTGGCATTATAATTGTCATCGCGGTAATCATCAACAACTAATGAACCCACTGCTACTTATCAAACCACTTTTAGGTCTTGGAGGAGGATTATTAAATAATCCCGTTGCAAAACTTATAACCGAAAAGACTGTCGGCGCAATTTCTCACAAACTAGAAAAAGATAAGATCATCAAAGCAAAGGAGATAGAGGCGGCCGCAAAGGTGGACGTAGCAAAGATAGGGGTTCAGATGGAACAGGTGAGGCAAACCGCTAATTCATGGAAAGACGAATATTTGGTCGTTTTCTGGAGCCTCATTATTTTGGCACATTTCACACCTTGGACTCAGCCTTGGATGGCTGCAGGGTGGGAAATTTTAAAAGATGTCAACGATTATTTCTGGGTCATTATACTTACTATAGTGGGTGGAAGTTTTGGGGTTACTACACTTAGTAAATTCAAAGGCAAATAAAAACTTAGGGGGATACATGGGTGAAGAGAAGACGTGTGCTTGCCACACGGAAGAAAAGGTACTATCGGGGGAATGTTGTAAACAAAAACCAAATGCTCTTGACGAGTTTTGGGATAAACTAGGAGATAAGAAAAAGAAATATGTCAGAAGCTACAGATCCGGTAACCGTAATATACAAACTACAGAGACTACTTGATGAAGGCATAGACAACAACGGCCAAGTATTAATGGGTGGCGGTGTTGACACTATGGAGAAATATCAGTATATTTGCGGAAAGATCCACACGTTGGATCAAATTAAACAGGAACTCTCTAACCTGCTAAACCCTAAGGAGCCAGAAAACGATGATGACAAAGTCACACGCATTAGAAGATAAATATGACGAACAAGCAGCTATTGAACAAGCTGCGGTACAAGAAGCAAAAAACGAGCCAGAAAAAACTAACTTAGACAAGTTACCGAACCCTACTGGGTGGCGCCTACTTGTTATGCCTTTTCAAGTTAAAGAAACAACTGATGGCGGAATTATTATAGCACAGGAAACATTAGATCGCGCACGTGTAGCAACGCAAGTTGGATACGTATTGAAGATGGGTGATCTTTGTTACAAGGATGACGACAAGTATCCTACAGGTCCGTGGTGCAAAGAAAAAGATTGGGTGGTCTTTGCAAGATATGCAGGATCACGAATGCAGATTGAAGGTGGTGAAATAAGAATGTTAAACGATGATGAGATTTTAGGGACAATAGATGATCCCGAAGAATTAATTCACGCAATGTAATCATAGGAGGATTAACTATGCAAGAAGAAAAAAATATAGACGTTGGCGAAGCTGACGAACAAGAAACAGAGATTGATTTAGAAGCAGCGCCTGTAGAAGAAACGCCAGCAGAAGAATTAGTTGTAGAAGAAACTAAAGAAACAAAACCTGTTGAAGAAGCACCAAAAGATGAACTTGGTGAATATTCTGAAGGTGTGCAAAAAAGAATAGCTAAGCTAACACGTAAAATGCGTGAAGCTGAAAGACAAAAAGAAGAAGCTATTACTTACGCTCAAACTTTAAAAGCTGACCAAGAAAGATTGCAAAGTCGTTATAGAAATGTTGAAACAACGTATGCAGACGAATTTAAAAAACGTGTTACTGGTTCGTTAGAAGCAACCAAAGCTAAATTACAATCTGCTATTAACAATGGTGATGTAGAAGGTCAAGTTGCGGCGCAAACAGAACTTGCGCAACTAACAATGGACGCTACTAGACTTGCTAGAATTGAAGAAATGAACAAAGCAGCACCAGTCAATGAGTCTCCTGTAGCACAGCCAAGACAAGAAGTGCCTATGCAACAACCAAAAACTGACCCTAAAGCAGATGCTTGGGCAGCTAAAAACCCTTGGTTTGGTACTGATAATGCTATGACTTACACAGCGTTTGACATACATAAAACATTGGTAAACGAAGAAGGTTTCGACTCAAACTCAGAAGAATATTATGCTGAGGTTGATAAACGAATAAGACTTGAATTTCCGCACAAATTTGGTAATAATGAGTCATCTACATCTGAACCAGTTCAGAATGTTGCAAGTGCCCGTCGTCCGGCCAAACAAGGACGCAGAAAAACTGTGAAACTCACACCTTCACAGGTAGCAATTTCTAAAAGATTAGGTGTGCCACTCGAAGAGTATGCGAAACAATTAGCCGCGAAGGAGGTATAAGCATATGGAAAAAGATAAAACAAAGACCCCACGCGTGAGTCAAACTAGAGCTAAACAAGAAAAGCCGAAAGTTTGGTCTCCCCCATCTGCCTTAGATGCACCCCCTGCACCAGACGGATATCGTCACAGGTGGTTAAGGACTGAACTAATGGGAACCGAAGATACTAAAAATATGTCCGGTAAACTTAGATCAGGTTGGGAACTTGTCCGAGGTGACGAGTATCCTGAAGACCTTTACCCAACAGTCGATTCTGGTAAATATCAGGGAGTAA